CGTGTCGGGTGTATCCTAATTCTAACGTTAAGGAGAATAATTAAATGGAAAGAGTGTATATTATGTATCACCACAAAGATATGGGATATTGCGCTATGCTTAAAACGTCTTTTGGTTGGCAACAGGTATCATTTTGGTACACAACAGCAAAACGCCTGATTAGATATTGGGCAAAAAAGAATGGTTTGATTTATGACGATACCACGAACCATTTCACGGAAAAATAATTTCCGTGTCGGGTGTAAACCTAAAATCTAACATTAAGGAGAAAACTAAAATGAAAAAGACCTATTATTTTGCCGCAATGGATGAATGTCTGACCGCTATTGTTGACGCAATCAATAGTAAGCGGGAATCCGCTGAGTTTTATCGCACGAATGAAATTTACAAGGACGATAAAACCGGCAAACTGCAACCGTGGGCAGAGAAACAGGCTCTTGAATGTGATGCAATTGCAAATGAAATGGAAAAAATCGTGTACGCGAGGTTTGACGTATAAGCACAGCGGCCTTGTGCCGCCGTGTTGGGTGTAACCAATTCTAACTATAAAGGAGAAATTAAAAATGGCAACGTATGTATTTGCGGCGGTTGAAGACAACAGCTATGACCCCTATAACACCTTTGATAGCTATGAGGAAGCAATTAGCCGCGCAATATGCGGAGAAGAAATTGCAGTTTTAGACGCATTATCTTTGGAATTATACGGAACAATTAGATAATCACAGCGGCCTTGTGCCGCCGTGTCGAGTGTATCCAAATCTAACAAAAGGAGAAATAACATGAAAATCAGAAGTCAAGCAGATATCAATGCGTTGTGCGAAATTCAGCTATCAAGTGTCGGCTGGTTTGGCAAGACATACAACTGCAAACGCTTGCGACATACTCAAGCCTTTGTTGTAGAAACTGGCGCGCATTTTGTTCTACTGACAGAGGGTAAATATGTAGCGCTAATAAGCAAAACTACCGACATCCTGTATGACGTTGCAGAAAAAACTCTTTGGCGAAACGCTAAAATAGACAACCAAATCGACAAGTTTGAACAAGATTATTCCAAACATGACGGAGGTTGTCAGGCAAGATTCACATGGGTGGCCATATAAGGCCGCCCGCGTGTTGGGTGTAACCCTAATATCTAACAAAGGAGAAAACAGAAATGAAAACAACGACATACACCGTGGCAAAGGCATACTGCACAGCGTATATGGACTTGCTGGCTAAAATCACCGAAACCGTAGAAGTAGCGCGTGATTCTCACCAGATGTCTGGAACAATCAGAGACGCAGAAGCCTATAAGCAAGCCGCAACTGACATTTTACGCGATATTGCAGAGTTGACAGGCGTGGAGGTGACAAAATGCTGACATTCAAAAAAGGCACATATTCCAAATATGAGTTGCGCGTGTTATATGACGTTCTTTCAGACGCAGAACTGACAATACGCGAGAAAGCTGGTTGTGGCGATTGCCATGCTTGCAAACTTTATAGACCATGTCACGACTTGGCAAACTTGCTTGAGTATATTTACTCACTTATTTTTGGGCGTGGCGCTAAACGATAAGGAGGCATAACTATGGTAACTCACTTTAGTTATTCAGGCGCTTATTTAGAAGAACTGCGCGAAGCAATGTATTTGTTAACGAGTGGACAAATATGTAATCGCACTTACCCCTGTTTTAGTTGCCCACTGGATAAACTGTGTGATGAAATAGCGGAAATTTATGATGCAACACGCACAGCGCACAAACTTGTGATAACTGTAAACTCAGAAAAGTGACACCATTATTTTCTTGACAAACCCCGTGCAATCTGCTATACTTGTATTGTGGTCAGAAGAAGTCCATTTTCACCTCCCTCAATCTGGTGGGCGGTACGCCGCCCACCCCCTCTAAATGGAGTGTTCTGTATGATTAAGTCCTTGACCGTCCCAAGGCCACTCCAACAGTCTAACACATCAAAAAAACGAAAGGAGAAAAACTATGGCAAGAACCCCTATGATTACTCGCACCATCCAGACCACCAAGGCAAACGTTCTGTGTCTCGACATTGTGGAGGGTGAACCCTTTAATCAGGTTGTCACCCTGCCACGCACCTACAAGGACGAGAAGTCCCTGATGAAGCAGGTTGAACTTGCTATCAACACCGACACCGTTAAGGCTGTCCACGTTGTTGATACCAAAGTAGAGGAAACACTCTACGGTATGCCCGAAGCTGACTTTATCGCCGCCGCGAAGCCCCTGCCGCGCAAAGACACCACCGACATTGCCACTAACGACACCAATAACTGACTAAAAGGAGGAACAAATGACCGGATATAGTGTCAAGATTCAGTACTGCTCCAAGGAGCTGACTGCCCGTGACCGCGTGGCAATCAAGGACACCACCAACGCTATCTCTCTGGACGAAGCCACGCAGTCCTCCAATGTCATAATTGACATTGACTACTATGCCAAGCTGGTCGTCCACAACGAACACAGCGAGGATAAGGAATATGAGAAGTACATCATCGTTGCCAAGGACGGCACTAAGTATGTTACCGGTTCAACCTCTTTCCTCACCGCCATGGAGGAAATTGTGGATGAAATGGCGGACAGCGGCGAGGACTTCCAGATTGTAGTCTATCGGATGCCCTCCAAGAACTACAAGGGCAAGGAATTTCTGACCTGCTCCATCGTGTAAGGTTAAAGAGCCTTGCAGGCATAACGCTTGCAAGGCTCTTTTTGTTTTAGTGAGGTGTGAATATGGCAAAATCTCCAATTGAACTTGAGTACCAGAAAGAACTAAAAAGAATTAACCGTTTAATCAAAGGTGCTGAACAGCGTGGCTTTTCTTTCAAGGACTACAAGCCACCCAAGAAGCCTAAGAAAATAACCAAAAAATCTGTACAATTCTTGAAGGAAATAACTCCCTCTGTTTTGTATGAAAAGTCCACCTACTATGACCCCCTAACGCAGACCAGATTATCTGGTAAAGAGGGACAACGTCTCATCCGTTCTCGCGCACAGAAAAGTAGAAAAAAGGTATCAACCAGCAAAGCAAGAGCCAGTAAAGGCGGCTACACGCCACCGAACAATGTTGATGACGTTCTAACATACGTTGAAGAACTCATTAAGAATTGGCGTCCCCTTGACCATTGGACACAATCTTACGCAAAACTAAAGGAACACGATAAAAACATTCTTAACCATGTATTGGGCGGGGCTATTGCATCTGTTGGACGTAGACAGGTAGCTATCAACTGTGAAAAAAATGCTTGGCTTGTAAAAGACATGTCGTTTCATATCTGTTACGGGAGTTCTGATTTTAAGTGGGGTTCTATTGAAGCTGATTTGACAGCAATAACAGCTATTTTCTTTGGGCGCACTTTGGACGTTGAAGAAAGCAAAATAGTTGAAGAAGCCCGCGAACAAACAGACTACTATGAGAGTCCGGAATAGTAAAATATACGTGGGCGATTTTGAAACGACGGTTTATAAAGGGCAAGTCAACACGGAAGTGTGGGCAAGCGCTTGCGTGGAAGTGTACACAGAGGATGTCCATATTTTTCATTCAATAGGCGAACAATTTGAATACTTTGTTTCACTTGATTCGCACGTTGTTTGCTACTACCACAACCTAAAATTTGACGGCTCATTCTGGTTATCATATCTGATGGTTGACTTAGGGCTTAAACAAGCAACAGAAAAACTATCAGAAAACGGTGAGGATATCCGCTTTTTACAGCCAAAGGACATGCCTAACAACACGTTCACATATTCCATTTCTTCTATGGGACAATGGTATAGAATCACTATTAAAATTCATGATAGAATAATTGAGTTTAGAGATTCACTAAAACTTTTACCATTCTCTGTCAAGAAAATAGGTAAGAGTTTTGGAACAAAGCACAAAAAATTGGAGATGGAATATAGCGGTTTTAGATATGCAGGCTGTGAAATAACACCAGAAGAACAAGAGTACATCAAGAACGACATTCTTGTTGTTAAAGAAGCTCTTGAGATAATGTTCACAGAAGGTCACAAAAGATTGACTATTGGTAGCTGTTGTTTGGCAGAATACAAAAAGTCTATCGGTGGTAAAACATACAAAAGATATTTTCCGCAATTGTATGACATACCGATTCCCGATTCTTATGGTGATAAAACCGCTGGTGCTTATATCCATAAATCATATCACGGTGGTTGGTGTTATTTGGCAAAAGGAAAAGACAAGAAAGTGTATCCTCAAGGAACAACAGCGGATGTCAATTCTTTGTACCCATCTATGATGTCCTCAGAAAGTGGCAATATGTACCCAATAGGAGAACCCACTTTTTGGAAAGGAAACTTCATTCCTGATGAAGCTGTTGACGGTGTGCATTATTACTTTGTACGTTTCAAAACCCGCTTTTATCTACGCCACGGCAAGTTACCCTTTATCCAAATCAAGAACACATTAACATACAGAGCGACAGAAATGCTTGAAACTTCCGACAGGTACAACCGTGAAGATGGAAAATACTACCCACAATATTACGACTTTGACGGCAAATTACAAGAAGCGATAGTAACAATGACAATGACAATGACAGACTTTAAGTTATTCACCGAACACTACGAACTTGTCGATTTTGAAATACTCGATGGATGCTATTTCAATGCGGCAGTAGGTATCTTCGATGAATACATTGAGAAGTACAAACAGATTAAAATTCATAGCAAAGGCGCTCAACGAGAATTGGCAAAACTTTTCTTGAATAATTTGTACGGCAAAATGGCGTCCTCTCAGTCATCTAATTTCAAAATTGCTTATGTTAAAGACGACAAAACCATAGGGTTTTATACCCAAATAGCTAACGACAAAGAAGCTGGATATATAGCCGTTGGTTCTGCTATCACCAGTTACGCAAGAAACTTTACCATTCGCGCCGCTCAACAAAACTACTACGGTGCAGACAAAGACGGCTTTATCTATGCTGACACAGACAGCATTCATTGTTCCCTCCCTCCTGAACAAATCAAGGGAATAAAAGTTCATCCGACAGACTTCTGTTGTTGGAAACTTGAAAGCACATGGGATGAAGGATTCTTTGTTCGTCAAAAGACTTACGTTGAACACGTCATTGCAGAGGATTGTGAACCGATTGAAAAGCCGTACTATAACTTCAAATGCGCCGGTATGCCTGAACGCTGTAAAGAACTATTTATTAAGTCAATGACAGGAGAACAGCCGCAAGGAGAAGAACGTGACAAATACACAGAGGACGAACTACAATTTCTCAAAACAAAGCGCACAATAAATGATTTCAACATCGGACTAAAAGTCCCCGGAAAACTGCTACCAAAACGTATAAGGGGTGGCGTACTCCTTATAGACACAACTTATGAAATGAGGTAAATGAAAATGTTGACTGATTCTATCCAGCACGACAAAGATTATTTCTACGCAATCGTTGATACCTTGCGCCGTGATGGCATCAAGGAGTTCTGCGAATGGCTCGAAACCACTGACTTCTTCACCGCGCCAGCTTCACACCGCTTTCATGAATCCTACAAGGGCGGTCTTTTGGAACACAGCTTGCGCGTATACCTTGAACTTACAAGGCTTGCTGGTTTGTACTCTGATATTCCCTTTTCTTCCGAAAGCCTTATCATTACTTCCCTGTTCCACGACGTTTGCAAAATTGGTTTCTATACGACAAGCACACGCAACACTAAAATTGACGGCAAATGGACAACTGTACCGTACTACACCATTGACGAACAATATCTTTTTGGCGGACACGGTTCTAAGAGCGTTTATCTCATCCAGCAGTACATGAAACTTGAGCCAGACGAAGCCGCCGCTATCAACACGCACATGGGGCCAAGTGGCAACGACTATTCTTGCTACAACACTTATCGCAAATACCCGCTTGCAATGCTACTCCACACAGCTGATATGGTTGCAACCTGTGAACCAATGCGTGAAAACGTATAAAGCAAAAGACCTCCTATGGAAACATAGGAGGTCTTTCTATATCTGTTACCCGTGTAGGCACAAAGCGGGAAAGCAACCCCGACAATAGTAGCGGCAGAATATTCCATCTGGCTTGTTCCGCTCTATCCGGTGTGATTTACACAGGCAGATACCTTAATAAGACAACGCTTTTAGAACAGCCTCTTTGCACCTCAAATCCTTAAATCTAAAACACCCTTGTTCAAAGAAGTATCTCATGTTTGTAAGAAAGAAGCTGTTACGTTTTAACATGACATAGTTGATTTCGTGGTCAGCCGTTGTGACAGTCAGCTTCATGCCGAAAGATGTGTCAGGTCTATCGTCACAATAGATTACCCCGCTTTCAGCGTACTCTCTGATAGCATAATCAGTCCCTTTATATCTCAATGTAGCGAGGTATCTACCAACGCCAATAGGCTTTTCAACAAATGCCTTGTTATCGTTCAAATAGACGCACTCACTTGAGTACGCAACATAAGCATTCTTTGCGAACGCTCTATTGAACCCACTTTCTTTCTGAGCAATGGACGCGCTTTCGACAAAACCTTGTTCAAGCACGAACCCATCACCGCGCAGAAATTTGGTGTCGTCTTTCAGCCGATTGCTTATACCCGTTTCAACGTAATACGGATTGATGATTGAAACAGGGTTAGCGCACATATAGACAGGCACATATCTGATTTGTTCTCCCTGCCCTCGTGCGATGCTGGTATGCACTGACACAAACTTCCTGATTTCATCCGCGCAATAATGATTTGTTTCACTTTGGAACTCGTCAAACATCATACGCTTGACATCGCTGAACAGATGGCTATACTTCTTCAACTGGTCAGCAGAGTTTAGGGACACAGCGTAACCACAAGCCACATCATCAATGAACAGCTCGTGGAAGATACCCGCCGCTCTACGCTTACTTGTCATATGCGTACCCTTAAAGAATAAACCAGAGATATCTTTATAGAACTTTTCAGCGCAATCATCCAGCTCATAGTTATACCTATAAACCAGACAAAACTTCTCTTTCTTATCGAAGAATCTATTCACGCAAAGACGTGCAAAAAAAGTGGTCTTACCACCTGTTCTGTTTGTGGTACACATATATATCTCAGGCTTGTTCCCATTCAGGTCAAGCATGGACAACAATTTAGTGCCGTCATAGTACTTACCCATGGCAACCTCCTTATAATATCTCTACTTTATTATATCACACTTGACAACCGTTGTCAAGTATGTTATAATAAATAGTAGTATGAAAGGAGGTGTAAATATGAGCATTCAGGATATTCTGTCTATCGTCACGACTGTTGGCTTTCCTATTGCTGTCTGTTTGATTTGCTTTTGGTATATCAACAAAGTGCAGGAAAGCCATAAGGCTGAGATTGATAAACTCAGCACGGCTCTTAACAATAACACGCTGGTCATGCAGCAGCTTGTCGACAAACTGGAAAACAATTGAGGTGATTACTGTGACAAAAGCTCAGAGAGAAAAAGTACAGGAAAAATATCTTAAAATCATGTGGGCAAAATACGAGAAAGCCGCCGATGATGTAATTGCCGGTAAGTATGGCAATGGCGGTGTAAGGAAAACCAAGCTGAATGCCGCAGGATATGACTATGACTTGGTGCAAACTATTGTTAACGTTAAGTTGGGTGGTTAATATGGCATGGGTATCATATCAGACTGACAAATTCCCTCCCATGACGGAAGCTGATAAGCAGAACAATGTAAGCATCATTTGGGAAGAACTTGGGGCAAAGGGATATACGCTTGAAGCTGTTGCCGCGATTTGTGGAAACATGGAAAGTGAGGGTATCCTAAACCCCGGACAGTATGAAATTGGCCGCAACTATGACATATATAAATATGGCGCTGGTTTGTGCGGCTGGACACCAGTGTATGTGACAGGTGATAGCGCCACACACTTGGGCAACTGGTGTGATTCCCAAGGCTTGAATTGGCTTGACGGCGATTCACAGCTTGCATATCTCCATTATGAGCTTACAGAGTGGGGTGGAACGGAAAGATTCTTCCGTAATAGTCAAGCGCCCAAATGTGGCTATCCTACCAATCCCCCTATCACAGCAAAGGAGTTCATCACTTCCACTGAAAGTGTGCAGGATTTGGCGGCATATTGGATGTTGTACTACGAGCATCCCGCTTCACCTAAAAGCTCTATCGCCGCAAGAAAAGCCAATGCTGAAAAGTGGTACGAGTATCTGTCTGGTCAGCCCACACCTCCTGCACCCCCTACTCCCATTCAGGTTGGCAAACTTCCCATTTGGATGATGATGCGCCCATTTTAAGAAAGGAGAACAACATGGCAGTAAGAACCACAGAAGAACTGCTTGCGTCCATTCGCACCAGAATTGGCGATGACCAGAGCGATGAAGCCATTGCACTGGTTGAGGACGTAAGCGACACACTTAACAGCATGAAAAACGACAGCAATGAGGACTGGAAAACGAAGTACGAAGAAAACGATGCAACTTGGAGACAGAAATACCGCGACAGATTCTTTTCTCCCAGCAATGACGATGATGTGGGAGGGGATGATATTGATGTCAAACCTCTCACCTATGATGCACTTTTTAAGGAGGATTAAACAATGGCAAAAAGAATTGCAATCAGCAATCTGAACGCAAGCACCATTGATATTCTCAACACTATTCGCGCAAACGCGAGTGCTGAGTATCAGGCGCTTGTGCCTAAGGTTGCTAAGGATACCGACATTCCCCGTGTTGGCGAGGTGCTGTTTGGCTACCCCGCTATGGCTAACCAGTTTATCAATGCTCTGGTTAACAGAATCGCCGCCGTGCGCGTCAAGAGCGCAACTTTCAACAACGACTATGCTGAACTCAAGAAGGGCTATCTGGAGTTCGGCGAGACTGTCGAGGAAGTTTTCGTCAGTATCGCCAAGGCTCGTGAATTTTCTGCTGAAAAGGCAGAAGCCCGTGAGCTGAAGCGCACACTCCCCGATGTGCGTTCCGCGTTCCACACAATGAACTGGCGTGTCCAGTACCCTGTTACGATTCAGGAGCAAGACCTCCAGCAGGCTTTCCTGAGCATCGACGGTGTGCAGGATTTGATTGCCAAAATCGTGGACAGCGTGTATCAGGCCGCAGAGTATGACGAGTTCCTGCTGTTCAAGTACCTGATTATCAAGGCTGTCTCTCACGGCAAGATGTACCCTGTCGCATTCGACGCGGCTGACATCAAGAACGCCGCTATCGCTTTCCGCGGCACGTCCAACCAGCTCACTTTCATGAGCAACAAATACAACGCCGCCGGTGTTACCACCAACACTCAGAAAGCTGACCAGTACATCTTCATGGACAGCACGTTCAACGCGCAGTATGATGTGAATGTGCTGGCTGGCGCGTTCAACATGGACAAGGCTGACTTCATCGGCAGGCTCAAGCTGATTGATGACTTCACCACGTTCGACAATGAGCGGTTCTCTGACATCACCGCCAACAGTGACATGATTGAAGCCGTTACCGCCGACGAGCTGGCGCTGATGGCCGATGTCAAGGCCGTACTTCTGGACAAGGAATGGTTCCAGGTCTACGATAACAACAACAAATTCACTGAGGATTACATCGGCGCCGGTATGTACTGGAACTACTGGTACAATGTGTGGAAAACCATTTCCTCTTCTCCGTTCTCCAATGCTGTTGTGTTCGTGGAGAATACCGCGACCACGGCTCTGCCCGCTACTTTGAATGCGGAGATTACCGCTGTCCAGCACGGGGATGGCGGCATCATTTACACCCTTGAGATTGACGACGATAACGCCAGTCTTGAGCCGCACACGGCACGGTTCGTGCAGACGCAGGCTTGCGTTCAGGCGCTGGTGACTGTCCATCCCTATGGCGCGTTCATAGTGCCCGGCACTGGCGTGGAGAGTTTCATCCCTGTTGCTACGCTGGGCGGTGCTACCTATACGGGTACTGCTGTGACGGTTGCGACTGCCAAGATGGGAGACACCATTACTCTCACCAAGGGCTAATACTCAAACGAGGGAGGAGGAGACTCCTCCCTCAAAAAGGAGATAAGCAATGTATATAGAACCTAATACCGTAATTCGTTTGCTTACGAATTGCCCTCTGGATAATACTTATGACCATACAATTTACTTTAATAACGCGCAAGCACAGAGAGAGTATTTTGCGGGTCTGACTAAGTATACACTGACAAAGCAGACGTACCAGCGGGTGAACCGTTCAAGGATGAGGGTGCAGTACAAGGCTGATGATTTGTATGACTGCAATTATCTAATGTTTCAGAACACCAATTTTGGTGACAAGTGGTTCTATGCTTTTGTGAAAAGCGTGGAGTATATCAATAACATTGTTAGCGAAATTGAGTATGAGATTGATGTCATGCAGACGTGGGCTTTTGACTATCAACTTGGGCAATGTTTTATCGAGCGGGAACACAGTGCAACAGACAACGTTGGTGACAACCTTGTGCCTGAAAAGATTGAGCACGGGTCGTATATAGCTGACAGTCTGGAAAGCGATGCACAGCTTTATAACACGTCAATCATCGTTGCTTGTACGTTCAACGAGCAATACGCTGATGTATATGGCTCGTACATTGCCGGTGTGTTTTCTGGGTTGGCTTTTATCAAGTTCCCAAATACACTTGATGGAGCTACACAGGCCGCGCATTTCATCGGCGAAGCTGGTGCTAAAAGTGATGGCATTGTTTCAGTGTTTGTTATACCGACTGTGTTGACAGAAGCCGGTTCTGGTAGCGCTGTTCGTAAAACAGTTACTAAGCCAAAACATCTAACACTAAAAAGAGCAGATGGAACAGAAGTTAAAAACAAGAAATTGCTTACATACCCGTACAATTTCTTGTACGTCACAAATCAGCATGGCACGTCAGCAGAATATCGGTATGAGTTTTTCAGCTCTGACGATTGTGAGTTTACACTGTCTGGCGATGTAAGTCCAAACCCATCAGCAATTCTATGGCCTACCGATTACAAGGGTGTCGCTTCAAACATTGATGAAAAGATTGTGCTTTCTGGGTTTCCTCAGTTGAGTTTCAATGTTGACACATATAGGGCGTGGTTGGCTCAAAATGGCACAAGCACTGGAATCAACGCTCTAAGCACAGCGCTTGGCGCGGCAACAAAAGCGGCGGTTGCTGGCCCTGTTGGTGTTGTATCTGCGGCAAATACTGTTGCTGGTATTGTTGCAGAATATTATGAACACAGCATCATGCCAAATCAGGCTCGTGGCGGCGGTGGCTCGATGGCACTTCTCGCGGCTGGTTTGCTACAATTCGTGTTCATGACAAAGCACATTCAGCCGCAGTTTGCAAGCATCATTGATGATTACTTCACAATGTATGGGTATGCTACTCACAGAGTTAAAGTCCCTAACAGAAATGTCAGGCCTTATTGGACGTACACTAAGACAATCGGATGTGTTGTTCATGGTTCTGTGCCTTGTGACGATATGAGCAAGATTTGCAAGATTTTTGACAACGGAATTACATTCTGGACAAACGGAAACAACATTGGAAACTATTCCCTCGATAATAGCGTGTAAGGAAAGGAGGTATCTATGAGCGTTAAAAATAAGAATTTTTGGGAAAGCGCGGCGGTAAATACAGGGACGTACAGGCAGTATTATAACCGGCTGATTGAGTTGGCTATCAGTATGTTTGAATGGAAAAACCTGCCCGATAGCGTAGACCCAAGATTTCTGGAGCTGACATTGTTCACTGATGGGCAAGCTGTGTTTTTCAAGGACGAGGAACTTGGTTATCTTGCCTTACAGTGCGCTGTCAATGGCGGCTTCGATGTGTACAGGATACCCGTGAACAGGCGCGCTTATGCGGTGAATGGGTATCAGAGGAATCTTAACAACAAGGACAGTGTTATCATTTATAATAACTATCTGCACACTAATAGCAGACTGGACGCCGTAATGTTCGCCAAGAGGTTGTATAACCTTGATAGAGCGATTGATGTCAATGCCAATGCACAGAAAACTCCTGTGGTTATCAAGTGTACGCAGGAGGAGCGGCTTACGCTGATGAACCTGTATAAACAGTGGGAGGGCAACGAGCCGATGATTTTCGGCGATAAGGGTTTGAATACGGGGGCTATGACCGTATTGAGAACTGACGCGCCGTATGTGTGTGACAAGTTGTATCAACTAAAGACGCAAATTTGGAACGAAGCGCTGACATATTTGGGAATCAGCAATATCAATGTGCAAAAGAAAGAAAGACTAATTACAGACGAGGTAACGAGAAACCAAGGCGGAACTATTGCAAGCAGATATAGCAGACTTAATGCAAGACGCGAAGCGTGTAAAAAGATAAACGATATGTTTGGGCTTAATATTTGGTGCGATTATCGTGAGGACTATCAGACGATTGAATCCGCTGATGACACAGTTGCTGGCGAACCCAATTCCGATGGAGAGGGCGGTGTAGTTGAGTGAGTGTATATACAACTGAGGTAAGATTTATTTGCGAAACAGCCGCCGGGTATGATGAAAGTCAAGGATACGGAAAGGTTGATGATATTATTCGGAAAGCTATTCCGTATGTGTTTGATTTTCAGTTCCCTATCTTTGATGAAGATTATCGAGAGACACTTTGTGCAAAGATTTTGAAACACTACTACACGAGGGAAATTTGTGAGGAAACAGTTGGCTTGTGGAAGTTGCGGTTAGCGACAAGGATGAATGAAATTATGCCGTACTATAACAAGCTGTACGAAAGTGAACTTATCAAGTTTGACCCTATGACAAACACTGACACAACGACAGAACACCACGGCACAAATAGCGGGAATGGTATTAGGAGGAATCTTTATAGCGATACGCCGCAGGGCGCTTTGCAGAATTTGGAAAACGAAACGTATCTTACAAATGCAAGCAAGGACATGAGTGAGGGAAGTGCAAAGGATGATTATACTACCACTTTTAAGGGAAAAACAGGCGAAACAAGCTATGCCAATATGTTACAGGAATACAGAAAAACGTTTTTGAACATAGACGTGCAAATTATAAACGATTTGAATGTGTTGTTTATCGGGCTTTGGTAAGGAGGCTATATGTGCAATAACACAAGATATTGGTGTCAAAAAGTGCTTCCGCTTATTTATAACGAAAGCCTTAGCTATTATGAAGCTCTTTGTAAGCTAACTAAGGCTATTGAAGCACTTTCAAAAGACCTTGATATGACAGAGACAGAAATTAAAGCGGAAGTACAAAACTATCTCAATGAGTATTTTAGCAACCTAACCGAAGTTAGCGCTAATCATTATATCACAAATAGAAGCGAAGCTCAAATTTCCTCTCAGGAAGAATTTGAGACATTTATGAAGCTATATCGTAGCGGGCTTACCAGCAACGCTTGTTCAATCACTAAGCCCGGTGTTTACACTTTCCCGTCTGATAGTGTGTCGTATGCAGTTACAAACGGAATCCAGTTGCACATTTACGGTAGAACAACCGGCATTACGATTGATACAAACGGAACTACGTTTTACACCAGCCACATGGTGTTTAATGGCGTAGCAGACAAAATGCTGGTTATCAACAGTAACACAAAGCGGGCAACGTATTTTGAGGGAGGAACAACCCTCTTTACAAATTGTCACGTTGGAATGACTGCAAGATTTTGGAGCGGAATGGGTGTATTCACCAATTGCGAATTTGTTACAGCAGACCAAGGAACGTGTATTGATTCTATCGCTGCCGTTGTAAGCGTACAAAACTGTGTTTTCTCAGTGACCGAGTACGGTAGCAAGGGCGGATGCTTTGGTATCGGAAACGGCGGTAAAATTACGCTGGCAAACAGAATCACAATCGCTCCGAATGTTAATAACGCTATGGCATTTATTGTTGGCAGACAAAACGGTGCAGGTGTTATTGAATGGCCTGGTAGCTGTGTGAACATGGCGTCAAGCAAGAGTTTTACATCCAACACAAGAGGCAATTTTGCAAAGTTTTGTACAGCGAATAGCTTACTTCTGTCGTGCGCTGAAGGCACTGGTAGCACTGCCCCATCTTCGCTGTTTTATGTTACAACTGAAAAGCCTGTTTCATTTAACGGCACTCTCGCCTACATTAAAGCACAAAGCGTAGAAACGAAGTAAAATATTTGAGCCAGCTTAGTACCAAGCTGGCTCAAATTTTTTGCTCTGTTTGTATTGCTGTTGAGTGCAAGTAAAAAAAAAAAAAAAA